GCATTCATGGTGTTGGGTTCAGCTATCTATAATGTCATAGCTTATCTATGGAATATGTGGGCTTCTTATGTCGAATTTTTTGTAAATGTGCGGAAACACCTGATGTATTCAGTAAAAAGATTGTTTTATAACTTGGCTACCAACGTGCTAGATGTAATTATTTCTATGACAAGTGGATGGGATAGTTTTGCTACAAACTTTGTTAATGCCATTGTTGATGCGGTAAACTTGGCTATCCAAGCTTGGAATTGGTTTATAAATTTATTGCCAGAAAGTGTTGCTTCTAATATAGGTTTAAAAATAGGTACAGAATTTGGTCATAGTAAGTCTATTACCAGTGATTTAAAAGGTCTCAAAGGTACATTAGGTGATTGGGTAGGCGAGGCTCCTACTGACTACTGGGAAGCTCCTAAAATGGAAATGAAATCTTTAGGTGCTGCTTGGGATACAGGCAACAACTGGGGTGCTAACCTATTCAAAAAGGATGAAAAAAATAATACCGATGATCTAATAAATAAAGCTATAGATGATGCCCTAGCATTAGGTGACAAACTTGATAAGGGTAACGATGCTGGGAAGAAAACTGCTGCCAATACAAAAAAAGCAGCAGACGGCATAAAGATGTTAAATGAGGATTTGAAATATCTTCGTGACATCGCTGAACGAGAAGCCATTAATCGTTATACTACAGCAGAAATCAATATAGATGCCCGAAGTGAAAATCATATCAACAACAAAATGGACATTGATGGTGTTATTGATCGTATCACTGAAAAAGCAGAAGAAGCAGCTGAAATGTTAGCGGAAGGAGGTCCAACAGAATATGTATAACTTTTTTATGGATGGTGTACAGTTTCCTGTCGCGCCTCCTGAGTTAAGTACGCGAATCAACGGAAGAAACGAAACCATTGTGTTAATGAATGATGGAGAAGTAAATGTAATTAAAAAGCCAGGACTAACGGATATTGAGTTTGAGGTATTACTCCCAAACGTCAAATATCCGTTTGCTGTTTATACGAACGGTTTTCAGCCAGCTACGTATTATCTTGAAAAGCTTGAAAAATTGAAGATTGATGACAAGTCTTTTCAGTTCATTGTAAATCGTATGATGCCGAATGGTAATCTACTTTTTGATACCAATATGACAGTAGCAATTGAAGATTATGAAATTATGGAATCAGCCGAGAATGGTTTTGATGTGACGGTTAGAATTTCATTGAAACAGTATAAGGCTTATGGTAATAAACGAATTGTAACGAAGCCTGCTACAGCGTCTAGCAATACATATAACACGCCTAATGCAACAACTACCCAAAAGGCTGTCGTAGAGCAGAAACGCCCAACAACAGGCAAAGAGACACCAAAAACACATACAGTTAAATTGGGTGAAACGTTATGGGCTATCGCTAAAAAATACTTAGGTGATGGCTCTAAATATACTGTATTAGCAAAGATTAATAATATTAGTAACCCGAATGTTATTAAGGAAGGTCAGGTGATTAAACTTGGCTAAATCACAACTTTTCATTATAAGTAAGGGGCGTATTTTTGAGTGCGCTGTTGAGGAAGGATTAGAGTGGGAAACACATCGTAAAGGCACTCCTGGAAAGCTAACATTTAATATTGTGAAAGATGAATTACTCGGCTTTCATGAAGGTGATGCAGTCCGTTTCGACTATGATGGACATAAAATATTTTTTGGTTTTGTTTTTACTAAAAAGCGTACAAACAACCGCATGATTACTGTTACTTGTTACGATCAACTACGCTACTTTAAAAATAAAGACACCTATGTATATGCCAATAAAACGGCTGCTCAAGTGCTTCAAATGATTGCGAAGGACTTTAAACTAAATACAGGTATAGTTGCCAATACAAAGCATGTCATAGCCTCTAGGGTAGAGGACAATCAAGAACTGTTTACGATTATGGACAATGCCCTATCGGATACTACCTTGAATACTGGTGATTTATATGTACTGTATGATGACTATGGATCATTAAATCTACGCAATATCAAAATGCTTAAATCAGATCTCTTAATTGATGAAGA